CAGTAGCATTGCGTAGTTTGCTGGATGATTCGCTGAAAGCGTTATCCATCAAGGTAGCTGCGTTGGCGATAAATCTTTCTTGAATGTATTTAGCCTTAGCAGGAGTAGCTCCGAAAGCATCTTCATAGGTGAAGACTTCATCACCAATCTTTATCTCACGAAGACCTAGACCAAACTTGTCTTTAATCTTCATTCTGCCGTCAAGCATTGCATCAATTTCAGCAATTTGTCTTTCAACTAACTCTGGATTATCAGCATCATCAATACCAGCAAGAAGTTCAGACTTCTTGGTGTTAAGTTTAACGCTATCTAGATAGTCAATTATCTCAGTAGGCTTAGCATCCTTGAATCTGTTTTGAACTATGTTCTTAACGCCAATTCCTGTACGGTTCAGGATAGCCATAGCGCCAACAGTATTAGCAATGCGAAGGAATCCTTCAGTAACGCTACGTATTGGGTATCCAACGCGGGCTAAAACCTCAAACTTAATTAAAGAATCAATGCCTTGCGCTAATTCTCCAACTCCGCGCTGGAAAGCATAGACAGGACCTAGTGCTTCAAAGCGAGATGCACGAGTTGCCTTAGTTAAAGCGCCATACATACCATCAATATCAAGAGTTGGTAGCTCTTTTAACAACTGAGATTCAGTCAAAGGCATTGGAATAACCAACTGAGTTCCATCAATACCTTCAATAGGTGTCAATCTTCCACCTACTGGACCGCCAGTAGCAGGGTCTATAGCACCAGTATAGGCACGCTCACGAATTAAGTTATGTGCTCTGGCTCTTGCTCCCGCAAAAATACCCCAAGCCTTACGAACATCATCTTCTTTGGTATAACCAAACTGACGAGCAACCGTATCAAAGAGTTCTCGCTCTATTTCTTGATAGACATTGGCTCTTTGTATAGGATCTGGTGTAGAAACATACTTATCAAATAGTTCATTCTTGCGCTCAACAGTAAACTTTGATAGTTCAAGGTTACGCTTATTAGCATCTATCTTAGACCTGATGATTTTTTTCTGAGTTTCATCAGTTACTATAAGCAAATCTTTTTCTAGTTGAGCAATATTGGCAAGATAAAGTTTTTCTTGCTTATCAGATACGCCACGAACCCTGCTCAGCAAGTTATCTACAGTCTGTAATGACTGATTATCAGTAAAGTCAATCCATCCTTTAGGGCGCTTGTATGCAATACCTGTCAAAATGCGGATAGGAGCGCTAGCTGCGCCAGCACGAAGGTCAATAAACTTCTGACTTCTAAAAGCTGCTGTCCTTGCACGAGATATAGCATCTACGCTAGGAATAACATTAGGGTTAATAATTGCTTCAGCATTTAATTTTTGGATATTGGATGCTAATTCCTGCTCATACTGAGCAGCCATAGCAATATTCTTTTCAAGATTATCGCCTTGGTTTACTAAATCCATTGTTAATTGACCACTGACTTTATCTACACCAGCGCCAAAGAACTTAGCTCCTACGATTTCATCTTGTAGGTTAGCAATATCTGCTGCTATATCTTTGTTAGTTTGTAGTAAGCGGGTAGCTGCGCCAACATCACCCATAGCCCATTGGACTATATCGGTCTTTGCCGCGTGACGGGCAGTAACATCTTCAATCTTATTAGCCTTAGCAATAAGATCAGAGAATGCTGCAGGAGCTGCAGACTCACGGATAGACTTGACGCGGAATAACTCCGCTGCCGTAAGATCATCTGTCTTCTCTACGAAATCTTGTAAGGTTGCCTTAATACGTTCTGCTCTAGGTCCAACTTGTTCTCCAGCAAGAACTGCTTTAAGTTCAGTAGTCCCTTTTACTGCATATTGAGCAGCACGAGCAACTTTAACTGCTTTACCTACAACAATGGTTGGGTCTATAACAAAGCGAGCAACTACATCTGTTCCCCAAGATGAGAAACGACCATAGGTTTGCTCACGAAAAGCCTTTTCTGCTTGTTCTTTATCGTAAATATCAAAGTCATTAGCAGCAAAAAGCAAGTGGTCTTTAATAAACTTCTCTGCTTTATTGCGACTCTTACCTAGAGTTGCTGCATTAAGAGCATCTTCTACAAGATTTATTGGTTGTCCAGTAAGAGTTTTTACTAAAGCTCTACCAGGAGATACCGTACGAGCCTTTTCCCAAGATTGACGAATCTTGTTTACATCTAATCCTTTACCTTGATAAAGTGGATTAGTTTCCTCGCCAACAAGTAAACCGAAAGAAACTGCTTGGGCTGAAAGGTTGTAAGCCTTCTCCATATACTTAAAAAGATTTCCCCAGAAACCAGCTCCACCTGCCGCTTGCATTTTTTCTTGGCGGTAGAACATATCCTGTGCTGATGCACGATCTTTTGGTGGAACGGCTCTGCCGAAATCTGCAGGAGCTGCTAAAGATGTAGGATTACGAGGATTGTTATAGGATTTATTAAACGCACCCATTGTGTCAAAGGCAGAGGGATTCTTTGCTTGAAGTTTTTCAGAATATACCCTCTGTGCTATTTCTCTATCACTCATAGAAGATTAGCCCGCAGTTGCCTTACATAGTTACGAAATGCTTGAGATGAATTAGGTGATGCTGCAACTACTTCTAGAGCTGGAAGGTATGACAGCATTCTGTCTTTATCTTCTTGTGTATCAAGATTATTATTGATACCTAAAACTTCTGGTCCTGGACCTTCACCCATTGCAATACCTGCAGTGACAGGTTCATCTGGACGCTCAGATGGAGCAAATAATGGAGTCACTGCTCTTGTTTGACTTGGAGCCATACCCATCTCGCTACGAGATGTTGGGCGCACATCGGCAGTCTTGGCTAGTGGAGCGCCTGCTTTATTAGCAGTGTTCTCTACACCTGAACCATACTCTGTTGATTGGAATGATAAACCATCTGTTCTCTTGGAGAATTTACCAGGTCCTGATACACCTGCCATAGGCCCTCTAGCCATTTGGATCCTCCATCTTCTCTAAATCTGATGTGAACTGTTCCCATACTCTGGAAACTTTTGTTGTTCTATTTGCGTTATACACTGCTAAATCTAAAAGTTCTGATGCAAGCATCTCTACGGCTCGCACTATATTTACAAAGAAACCTGATACAACTACTAAGAAATCTGCAAGAGTGACAGAGCGTGGTACATAATCTTTGTTATCTTCCACGCTCTATCCTCTCAACGAGTAACACTAAGCCTTCTTGCCTTTACGAGCCTTTCCAGCATATCCAAATTAAACTTTACCGCCTGCTGGCTTCTTCATATCCTTCTTGCCTTCAGTTGGCTTAGCCATTGGAGCCTTTGCACGACCACCTTTTTTCATTTCACACCTCCCTTACCCTGCAATAGATGCGAGTAATGACGCTATATCTGGACGAGAGCCAGCAGCAGGGGCCGCACCCATTTGTTCTGGAGTTGGCTGCGAGGCAGGAACGGGGGCCATACCTGCTGCTGGAACTTCTTCGCCCATTGGAACTTCTGGTGCTGGTTCTGGGGCGAATACTTCTTCAATTATCGTCTCAAGTTGTTTACCTTTTTGGCGACCCTTAATAACCTCGGCGATTCTTGAAACAATCTGAGAAGGATCTTGACCTTGGGCAGCAAGTGCTGGAATGGTCTGAGCATACTGAGCAACAGCAAGACGCAAAGAATCACGCATCTCTTCAATATCCACACGCTGCTCTTCTTGAGTGACATTTAACTCCATAGGAATTTCTCTGCGTACATAATCTCTTGATACGAGTTTGTCGCTTCGCATCTGTAGTAAAGCAATAATGGCATTGTTTGGATTCATACCAGACATAATGCCGTAACGAACATCTACACCATACTCGCCAGCAATCTGACGAGATGGCACATACTTCATATTAAACGGAGTACCGTCATCTACACCTTTGATTTCCTTGGTCATAGAACCAAAGATTTTCTCATCTACCTCAAAGCAGAGAGATACAAGTTCTGTGAAGAGTCTTGCAAACTGTGCTTGTGCTGCACGCACCTGAGTATCAAAGCCAGCCTGTAGCGCTTGAACTCCGCGACCTGTGATAATTGAAGCATCAACGTTACCGCTACGAACTTCTGGATAACGAGAACCTAGACGTAGTTCTCGCTCTAGAACGCTGGACTCTGTAAAGACTCCTGGTGGAAGTTCTAGTGGGACACGGCGAATACCTTGCGGATTAGCAGAACGCATAATAGCGTCAGGACCGAGTGCTAGTTCTTGTACATCTTGCGGAATAGCAATAGGTGCTTGGATAGATTTTTCTGCTGCTTGAATCTGCAATACTGCAAAGCGTGCTCTAGCAAGTTGTACTGCTAGAACATCATCAAACTGACCGCGTGCTTCTCCGTCTAGGGATGAACGCATTGCAACGCGGGCTAAGCATTTACCAATGGCATTAGGTAAGTTAGATAAAATTAAGTTGTTACGATCTGGAACATAGATTAAATCTTGGTCCTTATCGTGGTAGCGAATCATTGTGATGTAAGGGGAACTACTGATATAACTCTTGTTGGTAATGATTTGATTATAGAACTCTGGATACTGCATTGCTAGAGATTCTGCATCAGTATTTACTACCTGAGTAATTGAGATACAGCGACCAAAGCGGTCCATCTCTGGATATACTCCAAAAGGATTTAATAGACGGATGCGTGGATTATTAGTCTCGTAATCCATCTCTACCATTGCTGGTAGCATTCCATAAGTATTAAACCAGTCAGCACCTTGATACATCTGAATTTGGAGTTCAGAACCTGATACAAAGTAGTTGGCAATACGAGTTCTAGTATCAGCAGCCTTACGAGCGCTATCTGAAACCATATTGGTAGCAGCGCAGTTAAAGGATGGTAGTGGTGCCATAACCTCTGCGAGGTCACGAG